ACGAGCGGCCCCATGTGGACGTGGCCGCCTGTTGGGAACGGCCGCCTGGGGCCGGTGAGGACTGGCGGGTGCCGATCGCGGCGGTCGAGGACGCCATCCGGGCGGCGTGTCGGCGCTGGCAGGTTCGCCAGATCGTCTGCGACCCGTTCCGGTGGGCCCGCACTTATCAGGTCCTCGAGGACGAGGGCCTGCCGGTGGTGGAGTTCCCGCAGTCGCCGCAGCGGATGGTTCCGGCGACCCAGCGGTTCTATGAGGCGGTCATCAACCGGGCCCTGACCCACTCGGGTGACCCGCGTCTGACCCGCCACGTCGACAACTGCATCGTCAAGGTTGACGGTCGCGGGTCCAGGTTGGCCAAGGACGCCAAGAACTCCCCCCGCAAGATCGACCTGGCTGTGGCGGCGGTGATGGCCCTCGACCAGGCGGCCACGGTGGTCGACCAGCCCGAACCGAACGTCTATGTGTTCTAGGAGGGCCCGGTGCGGCTCAACGCCATGCTGCTCGCCCTCGCCCTGGCCGGGGTCGTCTACGGCGCCAGCCTGATCGGGACCTGGGCGGTCGGTTGCGCCATCATTGTCGACTCGGCCGCCGTCGCCACCTGGGCGCTGCTCCGGGACGTGCCCGAGAAGCCGATGCGCGGCGACCAGCTCGACCTGGTCCGGCGTAGGCAGGCGTCGTGACCCGGCTGCTCGACCAGCTCCTGTCGACCCGGTACGCCGGCCGGGGGATCGAGCCGTCGGGGGCGTCGGTCCTGACCACCACCTACGGCAGCCCGAACAGCGAACCGATCCTGGCGACGCTACTCGGCCAGACCCAGGCCGCATACGCCACCAACGCGGTCGTGTTCGGGGCGATCCTGGCCCGGATCATGCTGTTCTCGGAGGCGTCGTTCGCGTTCCGGGACCTATCCGACAAGCACCTGTTCGGTGCGAATGAGGTTGATGGGCGCCGGCTGACGTCGCTGCGGAAGCTGGAGATGCCCTGGCCGGGTGGCACCACCGGGGAGCTGCTGGCCCGGATGATGCAGGACGTTGACCTGACCGGGAACGCCTATGTGTGGGACGCCGGTGACCAGCTGGTTCGGCTGCGGCCGGACTGGGTGACGATCATCTCGGAGTTGACCGACGCCCCCGACGGCGGCCAGTACCGGCGGGTCATCGGCTACTGGTGGGAACCACCCCCGACCGAACCCGACCAGGGTGACCCGATGGCCCTCCCGGTCGAGGATGTCGCCCATTGGTCGCCGATCCCCGACCCGCTGGCCAACTTCCGCGGCATGAGCTGGCTGACGCCGGTGCTGCGGGAGGTCACGGGCGACAACGCCATGACCGGCTACAAGATCAGGTACCTGGAGAACGCGGCCAGCCCGAACCTGCTGATCCGCTACGACCAGGACGTGGGCGAGACGGTCGTGAAGCGTCTGCAGGCCCAGGTGGAGGCCCGTCACGGCGGGGTCGACAACGCCTTCCGGACGATGGTCCTGGACAACGGCGCCGACGTGACGGTGATCGGCAACACCCTGGAGCAGATGAACTTCTCGACCGTGCAGGCGGCCGGGGAGAACCGGATCGTGATCGCGTCGGGGGTGCCGGGGATCGTCATCGGGTCCAAGGAAGGCCTCATGGCGGCCACCTACTCGAACTACGAGCAGGCGATGCGCCGTTTCGCCGACCTGACCATGCGGCCGCTGTGGCGGTCGGTGTGCTCGTGCCTGTCGAAGCTGGTCGCGGTCCCGGCCGGGTCGCGGTTGTGGTTCGACGTCAGCGACATCGCCGCGCTGCGCCAGGGTGAGAAGGAACGGGCCGAGACGATGCTGGTCAAGTCCCAGGCCGTCTCCTGGCTGACCGGCAAGTTCGAGTCCGACTCGATCGTGTCCGCGATCGAGTCGGGTGACCTGTCCCAGCTGGTCCCGATGGCCACCCCGGTCCCGGTCCCGGGGCTCGGCGGCGGTGGTGGCCCGCGTGAACACAACGGCCCTCCGGGTCCGGAGCCCGCGATGAACGGAGCGCGACCATGACCGACGAACTGCTGGCGGCCAGGACCTGCGAGCGTTCAGCGCCGCTTGAAGACCTCCATATCCGCTCCGATGGCTCCGGGCGGATTGTCGAGGCCTACGCCGCCGCCTTCAACGTGAAAAGCGAGATCGTCGACCAGGACGGCCACTACCACGAGTCGATCACCCCGACGGCGTTCAACCGCACCATCAAGCACAAGGCCCCCGGCGGCTTCGGGGTGCTGTTCAACCACGGTCGCACTGTTGACGGCACTCCCTCGGACGCCTTCTCCATGCCCATCGGCATCCCGCTCGAGGTCGTCGCCGACGAACGGGGGGTCTTCACCGCGACCCGCTACCTCGACAACCCGGTCGCCGATGGGGCCCTGAATGCGATCAAGCATGGCGCCATCAAGGCCCAGTCGTTCTCCGGACGGTTCACCAAGTCGGCCCGCAGCTACCCCCAGGGCCGGGGCCGCGGCAGCCTGCCGCTGATCACGCGCATGGAGGTCGACATGCGCGAGTACGGGCCGGCGGTATTCGCCGCCTACAGCGACGCGACCATCCTCGGCACCCGGGCCGAGCAGTTTGTCCGGTCGCTTCTGGCCACACCACCCGATCAGCGGGCCGATTGGCTCGCCCAGTTCGAGATCCTCCCCACGCTGGACCCAGCCCCGGGTGAGGACCTCAACGGCACTCCGTCCGAGGACGGACCCGCCGCCATGCAGACCGAAGACCCGCAGCCGGCGCTGCACTCCGCTCGGTCCCTGGCGTCGCGTATCCACGCGGCGCGTATCGCCAGAGGTATCGAGTAGGAGGAACAGCACATGGCAAGCCGCGCCGACGAGATCCGCGCCCGCAGCGCCGTGATCCAGGCCGACCTCGCCTCCCTGGAGGTCAAGGTCAACGAAGGACCCCCCGAGGACGAGCTCGAGGAGCTGGGTGTCCGCACCGACGCCCTGCTGCAGGAGTTCGACGAACTCACTGAGGAACTCAAGCCACTCGCCGAACGTGAGCAGCGGATCGCCTCGGTCCGGGCGGCGATGACCCAGGCCGCCAACAACGAACCGACCGAGGTCGAGACCCCATCCGCCCCCGAGATCGTCACCCGGACCCGCCGCGACCCCTACGCCGACCTGGACGCCGTCCGGACCGGCATGGTCCCACCCGGGGAGGTCCGGGCCCGCGCTCACGCCGCGATCGAGCTGTACGCCAAGCGCAGCGACCACTGGGCCCTGGACGACGACGGGGCCGAGCAGGCGACCCGGCTGGTCGAGAAGACCGGGGCCAAGTTCGGCACCGCCATCGCCCGCCAGATGCTCACCACCGGCTCACCCGAGTACCTGTCGGCGTTCGAGCAGTACCTGACCGACCCGGGCGGGTTCTCGACACGGGCCGCGCTGTCCCTGACCTCAGCCAACGGTGGCTACCTGGTGCCGTTCACCCTCGACCCGACGATCATCCTGACCAACGCCGGCTCGGCGAACCCGTATCGGCGGGTGGCCACGGTCAAGACAACCACCACCAACGACTGGAACGGCGTCACCTCGGCCGGTGTGTCGGCGGAGTGGACGGCGGAAGGCATCGAGGCCGCGGACGCCTCCCCGACCGTCGGCCAGCTGAAGATCACCCCCCAGAAGGCCGACGCGTATCTGTTCGGCTCCTTCGAGGTGCTGTCCGACAGCGACTTCGCCCAGCAGCTCCCCGAGCTCCTGGCCGACGCCAAGGACCGCATCGAGGAGACCGCGTTTGCGGTCGGGACCGGCTCCGGCCAGCCCAAGGGGATCATCCCCGCCGGCACCTCCCAGAACCGTGCCGGCACGGCCGCCGCCGGCCCCGCCGCCCAGGACGTGTACGCCCTCCAGGCGGCCCTCCCGGCCCGGTTCCGCGGCCCCCGCGCCCAGAACGTGTGGGTGGCCAACCTCAACACCATCAACGCGCTGCGGAACATCCCGGCGTTCACCGGCTCGACCACCTCGATCGTCAACGACCTCGGCGCTGACGGGCCGACGATGCTCGGCAAGCCGTTCCTGGAGTCGACCTCGGTGCTGGGCGTGTTCACCACCGGCAGCAAGGTCCTCGCCTACCTCGACGCCCGCCAGTACTACATCGTCGACCGGGTCGGCATGAGCGTGGTCTACGACCCGATCGTGCTCGGCGCCAACCGCCGGCCCACAGGGCAAGGCGCGTGGTACGCCTTCTGGCGGGTCGGGGCAGATGTGTCGGTCGCTACCGCCGTCCGGGTGTTCGCCACCCTGACCTGATACGGGAGGTCGCGGCCACGACCGGGGAACACCCGGTCGTGGCCACGCCCAAGGAGGTTCAGATGCCAGACCCCAAGAACAACCCGCCCGACAAGGCCTCGACCGAGAAGACGGCCCCAGTGGTCCCGGCGGCGGCCGACAAGCCCGCCCCGGCCGCCCCGGTGGTCGTGGCCGACCCGGTCGTCACCGAGGCCACCTCGCCCAAGTTCTCCACCAAGCCCGGCGACGTCCCCGTCGACCCCCGCTCCGGCCAGCCGTTCGCCGAGTCCAACTCGGCCGGCCTCAAGGGCACCTCGGGGCTGGAGATCCTCACCGAGCCCGGCAACGTCGTCCAGGGCGTCGACCCCGACGCCATTCCGGCCGAGGTCACCCCGGGGGTCAGCCCCGACGCCGGCGGTGACAAGCTGCTGGCGGCCGCCCAGGCCAAGGCGCCCAGCCTGACCCGGGAGTTCGTCGAGGCGTTCGGCCTGGACGACAACTACCTGGCCCAGATCGCCCGGGGTGAGGTGTCACCCCCGCCGACCCCGGGCCCGGTCCACACCGCCGACATGCATCTGACCCCGGGGGGTTGGCAGCAGACCCCGCCGGGGGTGCCACCCGAGGACGTCGGCAAGAACCAGATCAGCCGTACCTAGCAGCAGTCCAGCCGGGCGGTCTGAACGCTAACTCTCCGCGGGGTCAGGGCTTCCCGCCCGGCTGGATCAACCTACCGAACCAAGGAGCCTGCCCGTGCGATCCCGGGTCTGGTTCCACCGGGTCTGCGCCGTCGCCTGGGCGCTGACCCTGCCGGCCGCGCTCAAGTGGTGGCCGTCCTCGGTCGGGTTCGTGATCGT